AGACCGGTAAGTGTAACATTTTTTGGAGAATTGTTTGTCCCAGGATTAAGAAGTTATATTGGATCTGAAGCTTTTAAGGGAACTGCTTTACAAGTTATGAAGAATGTTGCTAAAGAATTGTCTTTAGGATTTAACACAAATGATGAAGATACTGATGATTCTCAAATATGGTTTTCTGTAGATTCTCCTGAAGATTTCATTAATCACTTAACTGCTCGAACTTGGAAGGACGAAAATTCTTTTTATGATTCTTGGATTGACATTTATTATAATTTAAATTTTGTAAACATTCAAAAACAATTATTAAGTGCTGAAGATGATGTAGATGAAGGAATTTCATTAGATAACATAGATGCTCAATGGACTTGGGGGTCTGAAACTTCTCAAGATAAAGCTAACACAATGCCAAAAGTATTTTCAAATTACATAGGATATAGAACTACATCATTTTATATCACTGAATGGAAACCCATCAACAAATCTTCTGCAATGACGTTTACATATGGAACATCAATGAATGCATCATTCTTTGAACATATGAATTCGCTTTATAAAGATCCTAAGAGTACAAAATATTGGAATTTTAAAATATCTCCGGCGTATGATCCAGAAAAATTAAATAGTCATATTTTATTAAGAGGAAGAGCTAAATATGACCCTTCAATTAATGAAGGGGAATTAGCAAAGGCAAATTATGATTATACAAATTTATATCAAAGAGCACCCTGGATGGGAATACAATATACCGCAGCAAATACTGAAGAAGATAACCTTAAATGGACAGGAAATCATCATTCAAACTATTTAAGAGCTCAAATACATAATGCTATAAATCTAGCTGAATTGGAAAAATTAAATGTAGAAATAAATGTTCAAGGAGCAAATATGAACATAATTAGAGGGGATAAAGTACCTATAGCTATAATTGGTATGGATCCAGTTGAAAATCAACTTGTGAATCCCGAAGCTCAAGGGAGAGATCGCAAAAATGATTTTTATAGTGGTTGGTATATGGTGAAAGGATTTTCATTATCATGGACAAAGGAATCAGTTGGCTCGATGATTTCAAATTTTTCGCAAACATTTATTCTAACAAGAAGAGAATGGCCCACACCAATTCCAACAGATCCAGTTCCTGTTCAATCAAGTAATGTTCAAGTTTAAAATAAAATAATAACATGGCGAATACACCAAATCAATATAAGTTTTTTAGAGGAGTTAACAATGCAATAGGGCCTGTAGATTTTACATACGGGACTGTTGATCAGAGAATAAATTATCTCGATAAGAGATATGACGAACCAACATATGCAACATTTCGCGTGTTGTTTGGACAAAAGTCCAGACATTTTAATGGAGTTCTTCTTACAAATACTGATTATGATAGAATGCCAATGCCATTATTTATGCCTGATCAAGTAGACGCCCAACAAAGATCTGGAGATAGTGGAAGAAATGTTGTTGAATTTAATCGTGATGTTTATTCTACTATTGATTATTTAAGAGATGGTAATGAATTCACAAGAGCAGAAATGCTTAAGGAATTCATAACATTATGGAATGATTTACAGGATAATTATCAATGGTATTTTCAAGTTGTAGAAGGATTAGCGGATTTGCTAAGAGTGGTTCCTGAAAGAGGACAAAGAGTTGGAAAAGATGTCAGACTAACATTTAGAATGCTAGAAGGTATCGATCAAAGAGTTAGTTATTTGTTAAATTTATATAGAAAAATAGCCTGGGATGACACATATCAAAGATGGGTTCTTCCAGATATGATGAGATTTTTTGATGTACAACTTTATATTACTGAATTTAGAACATTCCATCAATCAATGGTAAGTCCTAAATCTGACGAACCAGTTTATCTACAAGTTTTAAACGGAATATTGCCAACATATTTAATTGAATGTCAAATGTGTGAATTTGACATAAATTCGTTTAATTTTTCATATAGAGATTTATTATCTGCAGCAGGTGAAGGGGGGATGAATCCTGTTAATGTCGAATTTAAAATAAAAATTGGAAATGTAAATGAAGTTCTAACTTATCCTTTATTTACTCATTTTATAATGGATGATTATAGATTAAATGGTCTTGAACGTTCGAAAGAAAAGGGATTGACAAAGGATATAAATGGTAGAGTAACAAACGCCACTGATACAGTTGGTGGTGTTGAGATTCCAAGAGAAGAAGATTATGCTTCAACAAGAAGTGGAGATCTACGATACGCTGATATGGATCAAAAGGCTCAAGGAGATACTTATTTTCAAGAAAATCACGTTTCTGGTACTCCTTATAATCAGCAAACAAATAAACAATTATTCTTCGGAGAACGAATGGGCCCCGGGGCTTATTTAGTTCAGTCTCAAAGAGGAGAAGAAACTACAAGTCCTGATCCAATGGATCCCGCAACCTGGGTTGGAAATGCTATAACATTTGGAAAATCATTTGCCGTTAACTTTGTAACATCCGCTGCCAATAAAGGTAAGATGATGAAAATTCCTGGTCTTGGTTTTTCATTTAATCAGGCAGTTGCGGCTATTGAATCAAAAGATTTTAATCAAGTTTTTGGTTTGATTCGAAGAGCTATTGTAGAAGCTCAATCAGGAACTAATGCTCCATCATCTAAATTAAATGAAAAAATAGATAATACTTTTAAACAATTTCTTATAGGTGTTGCTCAATCAGAAGCAACTGATAACGATCAATTAGAGTTTATTAGAGCTGCTAATCAAATATTGTCTAATCAAGGGCAATGGGAAGCTGTCAAAGATTTATCTTATGCAACAGATTTAAGAGGCCCACAGGAGATGAATATCCCAGTAAGAGTAGAGGGGCAAGGAGAATATAAAAACATTGTTGAAAGGGCTATCGAGCCGGCAGTGAATGATTATTCGTGGGCAACTGATAGAGATCTAGAACATACTGGATATGTTATGGAAGGAACACCGAGTTCTGCAACTAATGGAAGAAATCTTCAAGATGAAACCCTACAACAAACAGATGTACTTTCAACAGCAACCGGAGCTAACTTAAATGATAAAGGACCTAATACAGATATAATATCAGAGTCTACTGATGGCGACCCAATAAAAGGAAGCCAACAATATACATCTAATATTTCAGAGTCTACTGATGGAGATTCAATTAAAGGGGATCTTTATAAAACTGATGTCATTTCTAAAGCTACGATTAAATCAGAAGTAAAAGGAGATCAATTAACAACTTCTATTATATCTGAATCAACAGATGATGATTTAATTAGAGGAAACTTATCTAAAACATTAATAATATCTGAAGCGACTGATAAAGATTTTGTCAAAGGAGGATTACAAAAATCTGATATTCTTTCAGAGGCCACAAATGATATGATAAAAGGCGATATGCAGACCACAGAACAATTATCCGAAGCAACAAGAGATAGAAAACACGCAGACAGGGTAATTGGAGATATGCAAAAAACTAAGATACTATCTGAAGCGACAAATGACACCCTTGCCGGTAAAAAGATTGGTCCTTCTTCAGAAGCAACAGACGGAGATCCAGTTAGTGGAAACATGATGAAAACTAACATATTATCTGAAGCAACAGACGGAGATGCTGTAAAAGAAAAATTAAATCAACCAAATCCTAGTCAAGCAACTAGAAACAAAATTGATAATGCATGAAAACACCTGATTTTTTAATAAAAAATTTAAGAGATAATGACTGGATTGCAGTTGTAGTTAATAACTCTGATCCATTGTTTTCGGGAAGATGTCAGGTAAGACCATTTAGATTATTAGATGAAATAGATTCTAAAGATTTGCCATGGGCTGTTCCCGTTAACTCTACTATCTTTGCTGGTGATGGCGCAGGATCTCTTTCTGTTCCTAAAATAGGACAAATAGTTCGTGTACAATTTAATAATGGTGACATTTATGCACCTGAGTACACAACTATACAAAACATTGACACACAACTAATAGAAAGAATTAAAGATGATTATGATGGAACTCATGTAATGTTATACGATCCGGATGAAGAATTGACTATGATTTATCAGAGAAATAGTGGATTTCAGATTTATTACAGAGAATCTTTTATACAAATTTCTCCAGATTCAATGATTACAATTCAACACGCAAATCAAGATTCATTAATACAGCTTGAAGGAGATAAATTACGTATAGTTACAAAAAACGAAATAAATATTTCAGCAGCAGCTAAGGTTGAAGTTGTAGCAGATGAAGTAAAAGTTGCAGGAAATCAAACAACAAAAGTAGGGCCAGGCCCTTATAGTCATGCAGTTTTAGCAGAAGTTTTATTTCCTCTACTTTCAACAATGGCTACTGCCATAGATGCAAAGATGCCTGCAACACCTGGAGTGAATGTAGGTTTAGTAGAACAAGCAAAACAAGCAGCAACAAGTACTAATGTTTTAATAAGTAAATAACTATGGAAACTAAAATTTGCCCTTATTGTGGATGTACAATGTACTTAATTAAATGTGCAACCGGAAATTACTGGAGGTGTGAAGGTTGTGGAGAAGTAGAATGTGAATCATGAAGATAACTTATTCAAATGAAGTTTTAGATGCATATTCAGGCCAAATAAATTGTGAGGCAGGAATTTATGTCAATGGAGAAATTGTCGGTGTAGCTCAATACATTTTATATGATAATGAGTTAACTATAAGCGACATTTTTGTTCGTCCGGAATTTAGAAGACAAGGATTTGGTTCTAGACTCATGAAGTATATTCAACAAGAGAATCCTGATTATCATTATAAACCTTCTTTGAAAACAGAATTAGGTGCTAAATTTGTTCACAAAGAAATAGGATTAGATGAGGGAATGATTGATATTCTAAAAGGAAAAAGTCATGAAGAAGCATGGGCTCAATTACCTTGGAAAGTAAAAGATTTCTGGAAAAAATTAAAGCAAGATTTTCCAAATGCTAAATTTCATTGGTCTACAAATAAAATAAAAAAACAATATGGAATTTTTCAAATATTTTATCATAGACTTACATACTATATTGC